CACAAGATACGAGTCTACAAAACTTAATGGATGGATCTGTTAGTACCGATTCCAACATTACCACTACCACGAAAAGTGTTCCAGCACCAAAGACAAACAATAATGTTTTGAATTCTTTACTTGAAGAAACTGCTCAATCTGATGATTGGAAAACTGTTGAGGGTAAAGGTGAAGAAGTTCAATCCGTACAGGATAACACATCTGAATTACCAGAACATTTGGCAAAAGCTTTTAATAAAGATTATTCTGACATAATGAAAAAAGTAGATGAAAAGGGAAAGTTTAAAAATGGCGTTTAAAACAACAGGTGATTTAGAAGATGATATTAGACACGCGTTGATTGTAAACATCGGTAAAGATTATTATGATGCTGGTGATAAAGGTCAAAGAGGTAAGATTGATGATTTAGCAGAAGCATTAAAAGGTTCTATTGTAGAATGGGTTAAACGACAGACGTTTCAAATTACTGAAATGGAAGCACCTATACATTTTCCACCGACAACTATTAAGACTAAAGTTAAGGGTGGAACAATTAATGGTGGAGCAACCGTCACAGCGACCGGTCCTATGCCTATAACCGGAGCTGCTATTGTCGGTCCAGCAGATGGGGAAAATAAGACATCGATAAAAAATATTGCACAGATAAGTCAGACAATAAATAAAATCGATGATGATAGAGTTGGGTCAGCAGTAACTACTTCAGAAGTTAAATTGTTAAGAGACGCGGACGAATAAAATGCCAATATTAGATAGAAGAACTAAACAGTTCGTTGAAGATAAAGATACTCGTGTAAGTGTTGGGCTTGATTTTCCAATCACAAGAGTACCGAATCAAGATGGATATTTCAAAACAACTAAGTCTACAGTTGAGTCAATTAAAAATAATATAAAATTATTATTACAAACAGAAAGAGGTGAAAGAGTTTTTCAACCAAACTTAGGAATGAATTTAAGACGATTTGTATTTGAACAAATAACAGAAGATACTTCAATAGAAATTGAAAATGATATTGTTGATGTATTTGAAACTTGGTTGCCTTTTGTTGAATTAAAAGATATTCAAATTAATACTGATTCAATTAATCAAGATCAAAATAAAATAAATATCAATATAGTGTTTGGTATTAAGAAGTCACCTACTTCTTTAGAATCAATAGAAGTTACTTTGGGATAAAATAATGGCATATTCAGAAAAACAAAAATTTCAACCAACAAATATTAATTATACAAGTAAAGATTTTTCTACAATCAAGGCTGATTTGATTGAATACACAAAGGCTTATTTTCCCGATACTTATAAAGATTTTAATGAGACATCTCCTGGCATGATGTTGATTGAATTATCAAGTTATGTTGGTGATGTATTGAGTTATTATGTCGATTACAATTATAAAGAAAATGTGTTATCTACGGCTACAGAAAAAAGAAATGTCAGAAGATTAGCAGAATTTCTTGGGTATAAAACTTCAAATAAAACTCCATCAGTAGTTAAGTTAAAAGTAACTACAGAAATTGATGCTAACTCAGATGGTACTCCAAAATATAGCGATGCCCCAACTTCAATTTCACCTGGATTACAAATTCAATCCAATGTAGATAGTGAATTAATATTTGAAACTACTGGAGATATTGATTTTAAAATATCGGGTTCTACACTTGATGAACCACCTGTTAGTGCTCCAATTATAGGTACAGACGGCTTAGCTACAGGTTATACTTTAACCAGATATGTCAGAGCTGTGTCTGGTCAGACTAAAACTAAATCATTTACTATCGGGTCTCCAACTAAATTTTTAGAATTGGATTTAAATGAAGATAATGTAATTGAAATTTTAAATGTAACAGATAGTTCAGAACAAAAATGGTATGAAGTGGATTATTTAGCTCAAGAAAGAATTTTAAAAGAAACACATTATAATGATAAAGGTGCCGGTAGAGAGAATAATGGCTATAATCAAGGAGAAGGTATTGACGATAATTCATTAATACCAATTCCCTATACTGTAGATTATATAACTACGAATAAAAAATTCGTAAAGAAATTTGATGTAGATACTAACTCAACCAAGTTAATGTTTGGTAATGGATTATATAGATTTAATGTATCGGGTTCTTCTCAATCAAGTATATTTTCAACAGTAGAACAAGCTGGTTTGACATTAAATGGTGTTGATAATGAATCAATAAATTTTGGAGTTAGTGATTTAATCACAAGTAATAATTTAAATTTAGGAGAAACACCGACCAATACAATTTTAACGGTAAAGTATAGAGCAGGTGGAGGTCCTGATTCAAATACTCAAGTTGGTGAATTAACTAATGTAACAAATTATACTGGTACAGGAACTATTAGTGTAACTAATGATGAACCAGCTGTAGGTGGAACTGATGGACAAACCGTGGATGAGATTCGTAATAATGCCAATGCATTTTTCTCATCACAATTAAGATGTGTTACTCGTCAAGATTATCAAGCAAGAATTTTAAATTTACCAGCAAAGTTTGGTAATATTGCAAAGGCTTATGTAGAGAGGATAGATGACCTAGGTGGATTACAAATAAACACATTATCATATAATCAAAACAAACAATTAGTTCAAACTCCACAATTAGTATTGACAAACATAATGACTTATTTGAATCAATATAGAATGATAAATGATCATTTATCTTTTGGAATTGATTTAGATGGTATTATTTTTTCTGGTTACTTTATAAATTTTGGAGTTAAATTTCAAGTTAACACAGATAGAAGATTTAATTCAACTGATGTGAAAATACAAGTGATTAATACTATAAAAGATTTTTTCAAAATTGAAAAATTACAATTCAGACAACCAATTAATTTAAATGATTTACAATATAATATATTAGGACTTGATGGTGTGATTGGTATAAAAGAATTAAAACTTTTTCAAGAAGGAAATGGTGAAGGTATCGGTAGTAGAAAATTATATTATTATAGCGCAGATGGATCAACTACTGGAGACGATTCTAATTATGGATTTCAGTATGATTTTATAAGTGCAACTGAAGATGGAATTATAAAACCATCTATAACACCATCAGTATTTGAATTAAGAAATCCTGACAGAGACATATACGGAAAGGTGATATAATGCATAGATATTTTTTTTCAACTAAAGATGCTTTTATTAATAGTGGTTCTAGCTTTATCGATGGTACGACTTTCCAAGATAAAAATACAGGTCAAGATGAGGTATTGGAATTAAAAAAATATTATTACAATAATAAATTACATGGGTTTACAAGAGTATTACTTCAATTTGATGCTGATGAGATAGAGTCATATATTAGTTCATCTGTTTTACCAAGTACTTATAAATTAAATTTAAGACTTTGGGAAACCGATGGAACAAGTGGTTTAAGTGAAAACTATACTATTGTTGTTAATCCATTAAGTGAATCTTGGGATGAGGGTGTTGGTAAAGAAGCAGATAGACCAAAAACTACAGAAGGAGTTAGTTGGAAATATAGACAAAACAAAGAAGGTGCTGGTGCTAAAGAGATTGAATGGCTTAATAGATATCCAACTGGTGAAGATGCTGGAAATGCATCTTCCAGTATTGTCATAACTGCTTTGGCGACATCTTTGGCAGATGGAGAAGATAGGGAATTAAAAGTTCATGTTCCAAATGCAGTATATCCTGAACAAGATATTTATACATTTCACATTTTAGCAAGTCAAATATCTAGTCAAAATGTCACTGCAAGTTTTTGGGGTCCAGCTGGATATGCGGCAGCGGACTCTGGTTCAATTGATGAAATAGGTGAGAGTTTAAAAAACACTATAAACCTATTTCAACATGGTGGTATATTTTCACCAACAATAGGTGGTTCAAATGTTGGTATGACCACCAGTAGAACTATAAACAATCCATATCATAATAGATTGGATCGGGATGGTGGTGGGAATGTACCTTTGAGTGCTTCTTATGTTGCATCTACAAATACATTAATTATAAGCGCTAGTAAAAAAGGAAGTGATTACAATGATATGTTTATTTGTACTGGTTCTTACAACGAATCAAGTTCAGTTGCTACATTTACTGGTGGACAAGGTGAAATAATTAATGGTGCTGGTGGTAATTATATTCGAACTGTACAAGCATCACAATCCTTTTCAGCTGAATCACCAGATATCGATATGGATATAACTTCTATTGTTAAAACATGGTTTAGTAGTGCAAATAAAAACTATGGATTACTATTAAGATTATCAGGTAGTAGTGATTTTGAAGGTGCTACATTTGGTAATTATGAGACATTTACTGGTAGTTTTGAAGATTTAAAATTCTTTTCAAGACAAACCAATACAATATACTCACCGAAGATTGAATTAAAATGGGATGACCATTTACCAGCAACAGGTAGTAATACTGGTAGTTTAACTGCATTGGATTTATCTGGTACAGTAGAGAATTATGTATATCCAATACATGTTAGAGAAGCCTATAAAGAAACAGAAAAAGTAAAATTTAGATTTGGTGCGAGAAAAAGATATATTAATAAGAGCTTTACGACATCAGTACAAAATGTAAGTGGAAGTTATTTTGCTGAAGGTTCTGCATCTTATTCAATTATCGATATGGCAACTAATGAAACTATGGTTCCATTTAGTGCCTATACTTCAATGAGTTGTGATACAACTTCACCATACTTTATGCAAGACTTGAATGGTTTTGAACCGAATCGTGCTTACAAGATATTAATAAAGGTTAATCATAATGATGGACAAAAAATAATATATGATGACGATTTCGAATTTATACTGAGGGTTTAATCATGCCTACTAATAATGATTATTATTATGGTTATTATGGTTATGACGTAGATGCTCCATTTAATGAGTTTACGCAATTTATAGTTATGAAACCATATACTTGGTTGGTTGGAAAAGTTCCAAATATAAATAATCTTTTGAATGTTTTTTCTAATTTAATAAATGACCACAATGGAGTTATAGTTGGTGGATATCTTCGAAGAGTAATTCGATCGGGCGATGCTTTTACATTTCAAAATGCCGATTTGGATATTATGTTCCAATCACTTGATGATTTTCTAGGTGCTGCTGAGTTTGTTAATCAAGGTAATCTTATACAATTTAGTCAACCTGATATGCAAGAAATATCAACTGGTAAAGTTTTATATAATTGGGATTTGATTTCTAATACAAGTGATATTCCAAATATAAAATTACAACTGATTAGAAAAGAGTCAGATAGTATAGAAAATATATTATCAAGTTTTGATTTTACAAATGCAAAAATAGCAACAAATTTAAATCAAGTTATTATTGATAGTAGATGGGAACACTCTGAATTGAATAAGATTATAAATATAGATCAAATTAAACCTAGTATACTTCACAGATTATTAAAATATTTGTATAGTGAAGGAGAGTCATTTAAACTTAATGATTCGAGTGCTTCAAAATTATTAACTTGGGTTGGTTCGAGGATTACAATGAATCATTATATACGGCAATTATATACGGCACTTGTGGCCGCGGATGAAGTCACATATAATACTATCTCTTTTCTGGAGCCCTATTTTAATGATTCAGTATTTACACATCTCGATCCACCCGATGATGAACCCGTAACAGTACCTGAAACCATCCAAGAAGTTAGGGAAATAGTAAGTGATGTGTTTTATAAACTTTGGTTTGTTGAGCATACATTAACCGATGAACAAATTCTTTCAATGCAAACAACCATTCGTGATGGTAAAAAACAAATAGCAGGGAAAGACGGAAGAGCAGAAGGTGAACCATTAGTATTTTATAAAAAAGATAGGAATACATTAGAGAATAGAAATGATTTACAAGGTCATAATTTTGAACAAA